ACAGGTAGCGGCTTTGAGCATCTTACTATCAGCGGCTGGGACTTGACGTTCAACGGCATCGTGCCAGAGATGATCAACCGTATACATGGTATACGCCGTGTTATAGATGCGAACAACTTCGAGATTGTTGTAAGCAATAGAGCAACTGCTGCTGGTGCTAGTGGACCTGATACTATCAACTGGAAGCATGACAATCACCTGCTTGGCGGTGAGCCGGTAGAGTGCCGTTACTTTGCGAACTACGTCATCTTGTGGACTAGCTCGGGTGAGATCATCCGCATTGACAGAGATAAGAACGCGCAACGTATATGGTCACAAGCACTCACCTACGCGCGTACGCTTAGTCCTATTGCGTGGACATTCACAGAGCTAGTTGCACAGGACATCTTTGGTGCTGAGTTGATCTGTAGCAATGGCAGAGACAAGCCACTGCGTATTGACTTCACACAGACTGATTGGGTAGCACCACTACTCGATGGTGTGCATGGTGATATTAACATACCAGCATTCGATGCGTGTAAGTCAGCGTTCAGATATTTCACTGTACATGATACAGAACTACTAGAGCCTAAAGAACGGCTAACGTCTATACGCATCACAGCTAAAGACACATCTGTAGTCTATAGCACATCAACTGATCCCGGTGATGCTGTTGACATCAACATGTCGAAGATCATCGCTAGCCCTGAGCAGACAGTGCGCGGGTTCGCTACGATCAAGGATACTATTCTAGTCATCACACCTACAGCTACAACGATGATGAAGTACGGCATTGAAACACCTGTAGGTGATAGTGGTGTAGCACATGACCCCCAACCTGTTGATACGCTCAATGGCTTTGGTAGCAACGCACCACGAACTATCGTCGAGATCGGTAGCGACGTGTTCATGGTTGACTTCAACGGTGTACCTAGCGCAAAGCTGTCAACTGTTAGCAACGCTGTACAAGCTGAGCGCGTTAGCAATTACATCGAAACAATGATGAGTAAGCACATCGGGCGCATGAAGAAAGAGACAATGCGCTTGAAGTCGTTTGGCTTCTATGATGCTAAGAACAAGAGCGTGCACTTCTACCTGCCTAAGTACGATGAGTCGTATGAACGTGTACTAACACGCGATCCGTTCTACTTTGATAGAGGCATGTCAGCTAACGAAGCAACGAAACATGCGCTGATTATGCGTCACGATGATCACCAGTTAGAAGCCGATGATGATGTGACTATCTCAGGTGCTACAGGTTTCAGTGGTATCCCTGATACAGCGATCAACGGTCTTCGCCGTGTTATCAGTGTGTTGAATGAGAACTTCGTGTTGCTGGAGATTGGCGCTACACTACCGCCGCTTGATGCTGCTGGAAGTGGAGGCGGTAATAACGTCAATGTCAAAGCAATGAACGATGCATCTGTTGGTTACATCTATCACTACGTACCGCAGTTGAAGTTGTTCTCATGGTCACGCTTCAAGACGCCATCAGGGATGAGGTTTAACTGTGGCTGCGGCACTGTAGAAGGTAGGGCATTCGTATTTACACATGATGGCTACATGATGCGCTATGGTAGCTCTGATGCTCAGGTCTATGGTGACTGGTACGGCATGTACGATCACGTAGCATGGGTGAGTGGTCAGACATACCACGCAGGCGAGCGTGTACTTGATACAACAGAAGACCTTGTGTATCGCTGCGTAGAGGACATTACTACTACAGCCGCCGACTTCGCAACAGCGCGTTCTCTACACCCTGATAGCTGGGAGGAATACAAGGGCGAAGGTGTCAAGTTCGCATGGGAGTTACCTTGGAGTGACTTCGGTGCTAGACAGAACACAAAGTCACTACGCTTTGTACACCTAGACGCCAACGGTGGTGCACGCTTCACACTCGAATTGTTCGATGACAACATCTACAAAGACGCAGCCACAGGTATGCTAGCTCCTGCACGTACACTAGACTTCGTGCCGAATGAAGCTAGTGCTTATGGTGCTGGTGCACAGGTGTATGGTGCAGGGCGTCGTACTAGAGAACAGAAGCTGTGGCAGATGCCTGTCAAGTTCAAGATCATTAAAACACGCATCACAGGTAGCGCAACTGAAGCACTCTCGATTAGCGGTATGTCATTCTTGTATCAACGTGGCTCGCAAGTGCGCGGATGACGTATACAGTGTATACCCCATTGACAACATTGAAGAACCATGCTATAAGAGTTCTGCTTCGCGCAGCGACACAAGTAAGAAGCGTGCTGGCTATATTGCCACTTGCAAAGAGTGGGCAATGATATGGTAGCCAATATACGCGGTTACACACCCAACTATGGTTTCAAACTAGTCAACTTCGACACACCACGTTGGCATACTCTTGAGTATGCTAACTGGAACCAGCTTGATGCTATTCTACAGCAGGCTGGCATTGCGCAGGTGCGCGGTGAGTGGTTGAATAGTACACTGTACCTAGTTGGTGATCGTGTATTTGATAACGTCACCAATGACGTGTTTCGTTGTCAAGTAGAACACACGAGTCCTGCAACTGGTACATTTGAGGAATATAGAACAAATCCTGCAACGTCAGATCATTGGACATTGCAGATGCCCGGTGTGCCTGTGTACAGAGGTGCATGGGTAGCTGGTGCTACTTACTCATTAGGTGATATTGTCTCAGTTGACGATTACACTTATTACCTCTGCACAAATGCACACACTTCAGCGGCAACATTCCCAGCAGACGCAGCTTACTGGCAATTGCTATTCGACGGTAATGAAGTCGTCGGTGCTGCTGAAGCTGCTAGAGATGCTGCCGCTGCATCTGCGTATAATGCTGGTGTAAGCGAAGTCAACGCAGCTACTAGCGAAGCTGCGGCGTTGTTGAGTGCTAACAATGCACTAACCTATGCGAATGCATCGCAAGCTAGTGCGAACGCTAGTGCACTTAGTGCTAGTGCTGCGCTAACTTCTGAAACCAATAGCGCCAACAGTGCCGCTGCTGCTGATGCTAGTGCAGACAGTGCAGACGTTAGTGAAGCGAACGCGTTGGCTAGTGCGATTGAAGCTGCTAATCAAGCTGATGCACTACATGCTACATCTGCTACAACGAATAGCATCTCTGAAGGTGTTAAGACATTTCAAACACAAGCTAACAAGAAGTTCGTCGGTGGTTCTTACGTTACTATTCTAGATGTAGCTGATCCTCTTAATCGTGGCATGGCCGGTATGGTCACGTCATACTCAGGTACTACGTTGGAAGTGTTTATCACACAGACCAAGGGTGTAACTGGCTCAGGTCCAAACAACAACTGGATGATACTTGTCAGCGGTGCTGATGGTGTTGATGGTCCCGCAGGTGATCCGGGGCTGATATGGCGTGGTGCTTGGAGTAGTGTTGCTGATTATGTAGTGCATGATGGTGTTCATCTCAATGGCAATTCATATATTGCTGTAGCTCCTAACACCAACTCACAACCACCAAGTGCTAACTGGAACATGCTAGCACAAGGTGGCACTACGATCATTGCTGATGATCAAATCACACCACCTATGCTCAATGCGGATAATGGCGCAGGGCAGCTAGCGTTTAGAGATAGGTTGAACTTTGCTAGTCGTGAAGGTGATATAATCTCAGGGATACTACAAATAGATAGACCTACAGGCCTCGCATTGTTTGCGAAGGGTCTACAAGCTGCACCATCAACAGACTTAAATCTCACTTATGCTGTTTTAAGCAGTGCTAACGGTGGCTACGGCGCTTGGTCCTTCGGTGGTCATGATACATCACCGTTCGATGCTTGGTCGCAGGCCCACAATACGGGCGGCACTCTACTTGATATGTGGTTACAGCCATTAGGAGGTGTTGTTAAGATTGGCCCAAGTAAATCAGAAGTTGCTACAAAGGAATATGTAGACGCAGCAGATAGTGCTGTAATTGCACACGCAGATGCGGGTGATGCTGCAAACACTGCACTAGCTAATGGCAAGGTCACTAAGACTGGCGACAAGATGACTGGCGGCTTAGCATTAGAGTATGCTTCATCACAAGGTGCAACACTTACGCTGAATAGCACTATTGCTGGTGGTGGTCTTTGGCAAATTGCTGCATCAGGCGGTGATCACGGCACACCCGGTGGGCTTGTTTTTTATAGTGGTGCTGGTGGTGCGCGATTTAATTTGACAGGCGCAGGTATAGCTTCGTTCGTTGGTCCTGTTGTATCTTACGGCGCTGTAGGTACTGATCCATCACAACTAATACCTAAAGCATACGCTGATACTAAGCTGCCAATTAGTGGTGGTTCGTTAACTGGGCCACTCCTCACAGCAGCAACAGCGTCTGTTGGTGCTATCAGCAATGCTGCTGCTAGCACGGGTGGTGTGCAGGTTCTAGCTGCGAACAATGTAGCAGATGCTGCTTACATGGCGTTCCATCGGCAGGGTTCATTCGCCGCATACTTTGGCATAGACACCGACAACCAGTGGAAGGTCGGCGGTTGGTCGATGGGTGCTGTAGCTCACAAGCTATGGCACGATGGCAATGTGTCTAGAGCATCTGTTGCAGACTACCGCGCTAACTACGGTCCTGCTGCTAATAATGTACTTACGATAGGTCAGGTGTGGGCCTCTGCTGCTCAAGTAGGTGTTCCTGATGCTGCTGCTGTCACAATGGATTTCAACGCAGCGTTTGACTTTATTTGGGTCGTAGGTGCTGCTGGCAGAACTATGAACAACCCAATCAATCTCAAGAATGGGCAGAAGGGCACCATCATACTTTATCCCGGTGTAGGCGGTGCATCAGTTACAACGTGGGGTTCTTACTGGTGTTTCCCCAATGGTGTTAAACCAACACAAGCTATAGCAGGCTTCGACATCCTAACGTACTTCGTCTACAGCGATCTCACTCACATATTCTGCACATTCGGTAAGAGCTATTCATAATGCTGCCGGGCTTTATAACCACACTACACGGAGGTTTATCACCGACATCATTCGCGGTGTCTGCTCCTGCTAATGCTACAACTAACGTGGCATTCAACTTCACTGTCACAGCTATGGCAGGGAGCATTGTTGTACCGGGTTATACAGGCACTGTTCGTTTCACATCAACTGCTGGAGGCGCATCACTACCGGGCAACGTTACACTGACGAATGGCTCAGGCACATTCACTGCATCATTCCCGAATGCTGGTGCATACACGATCACTGCGATTGATACTAACAACGCACTGCTAACAGGTACAAGCGGCGCTATCTCAACGGCGTGGCAAACTTCTAACGGCAGTGCTGCATGGAGCGGAAACACAAGTTGGACGGTGCCAACCAACTTCAATCCAAATAACAACTATGCTGAAGCATGGGGTGCTGGTGGTTGTGCAGCTTTGAATAGCGCAGCTTACGGAGGTGGCGGTGGCGGCGCTGGTGGTGCATATGCGCGTAAGTACAACATACAGGCGTTTGCAGGACAAGTACTACCAATCGTTGTTGGACCTGCTAACGGCGCTTGGCACGCAGCAGGTAGTCACTCTGGTATCTTAAATCCATCTAGCACTGCGTGGCTGTGTCTTGCATATGGTGGTGGCGGTGGAAATCCGATTGATCCTGCTGATCCTACATATGGTGCTGCATCATATGGTGGTGTTTGTAGCAATGGTTACGCTGGTGTAGGTGAGTTGTTGTACCCCGGTGGTAGCGGTGGTCACATGCTTAATAGCATCTGCGGTGGTGGCGGTGGAGGTTGTGCTGGACCTAGTGGTGGTGGTGGCACGGGTGGTACGCATAACGGCGGCACAATGTCGAACTATCAACAAGCGCCCGGTGGTGGTGGTGGCGGTGCTTATGCCGGTGCAGGTGGTGCGGGTGGTTACTACTCAGGTGTAGGTGGACCCGGTGGTGCGTATGGTGGTGGCGGTGGTGGTCCTCTTTATACAGGTGGCGGTGCACATCACGGCGAAGTTGGTCTTGTCTTCATAACTTGGTTTGCATAGAGAAAGGTTTGACGATGCAAGTAACAGTAGAAGCAACGTGGCGCATGTCACGCATTGAGTTCAATGCATGGCACGGTATGCAGCCTCATGTGCGTGGTATGAGTGAGGTACTACTGCAAGAAGCTGATGTACCTGCTGATGTTTTCAACGGTACGACTAGTGAAGATGGCGTTGTTACATATGGAGCAGTGTCAGACTCACAGCAGATCACGCGTCCTATTGATGCTGTGCTAGGTGAGACAGTCACACTCAAAGACGGTACGATTGTATCATTCTCATCAATCGCTGAAGCACTGCCATTGTTCTTTGAGCGGTGGCGTGGTGAAGATGTTGTAGCAGCGTCAGAAGGTGTGCCTGCGCCAGTAATAGCAGAAGCTCCAATCGTGAGAAAGAAGAAGTAGTAGTGATACAAGCAACTGGCAAAGCTGTTAGTGATGTGGCGAGTGCCTTGAAAGATAGGCCGCTCGCACTTGCACTTGTCATTGTTAATATTGCATTCCTGCTAGTTACATCATTAGTGCTGTGGAGTGTGAAAGAGAGCGGTGAACGTAGAGACAAGCTGCTAAGTGATCTTGTCGTGAACTGCAAACCTAACAGGAGCACGCTATGATCGGTACTCTTATCTCTATCATCCTCACGTTGATTGTACTTGGTGTCATCTTGTGGGCTGTGCAGCAGTTGTTGCCCCTTGTGCCATTGCCACAGCCATTCGCAACGATCATCAATGTGTTGGTCACTGTCATCGTCGTGCTTGTCGTAGTGTGGATCATCGCAGGCTTGCTCGGTGTAGTAACACCTATGAGGCTGTGATGCGTGCCGTTGTAGTTATACTTTGTATACTCGTTAGCGGATGCCAAGTGACTGGCGGTAGATGGGTAGTAGATGCACCAGTGCAGAAGTGCAAAGGTGGTGTCATTAATACAGAGCGACGTGTCACTGATACATGGGTAGGTGGGCGTGTTCGTAACACAGTTATACGCACAGATGCGTGTTTGGATTGAACATGATTGTTAGACAGATTGAGAACCCTAAAGACGGCACTGATGTTGAGGAACTAGCTCAACTTCATCACGATGAATTTGGCACCTCGCGTGAGTTTGATCGCACTGCTGTAGGTGAAGCAGCATTCCACTGTGTGATGGACAAAGAGCGCAAGTATCTCAACTGCTGGGTGGCATATGACGACTATGACAAGCCTATTGGTTATCTCGCTGCTACTATTCGTCCTAGCTTCTATAGTCGTCGTTCGTATGCTGTGCAAGAGATGTGGTACGTTGTACCGCGAGCTAGAGGCACTAGAGCGTCAATCGAACTACTGGTACAATTTGAGCGTTGGGCTTTGTCTCATCGCGTCGAGCGCGTTTATATGCAAGTCGAACATGATGCAGATGATACTCTAGTCGTGAAGATAATGAAACTGATGTCTCGCTTAGGCTACAGAACTCAAGGCTATATCGCTGTGAAAGTGCCTACCTATGATAAACCCACAAACAAGGAACTGGACAATGATCGCTCCACACATCGCGTCGTGGGCGCTGTCGAAGAACACGCAGCGCAATAGCAACAACGAAGGTGTGGCTGCGACTGCCGTCACATCTGTTACGAGCAAGAAATCCGGGAAGGTCGTCAAGCATGAACGTGTGCTTGAGACTAAGGGCGGTGGTGGATATGTGCCACCACCGCAGCCTACACCTAAAGAACAAGCTGAAGCTCGCGAGTGGGAAGCACAGCAAGAGTTTGCGCGCGAGGAAAAGCGTCAAGCTGCTATCGACGCGAAAGCTAAGACTGACAAAGACGCTGCTGATGCTGCGTGGATGAGTGGTAAGAACGCCGCTTATCAAGGTGCACAGTCAAGCGCGCGTAACAGGTTGAACTCACTAGGCATTCAAGCTGGTGATGACTACGGCTTGTATAGCAGCATCATGGGCAAGTACGATACTGCTAACAACTCACTGCAAACAGGTGCAGACTACAGTGGCGCATTCTCACCGAATGTGTACGAGGAAGAAATCGGTAGTGCACGTAGTGGTCAGCGTAACAAGTACGCAACTGCATTCGGTCAGCAGATCAATCCATACTACGCTGAAGATACCTTCGGTAGTACTGCGGATGATGCCATCTTGTCGTCTATTCTAGACACGCAGTACGGCGATGCGCTTGCGGACTTGCAGTCTGCACGTGATCGTGGTCAGGCGACTAGCTCTGTGTACGAGCGTGCGCTGCGTGACCTTGATACTGGCCGTGCTACTGCGAATACTGAGTTGCAGGGCATGGGTCGTGGTGTGCTTGAGGACATTGTTGGTGACATCAACACGCGTCGTCAAGGCTCACTCGATAACGCTGCTGCATGGGACTTCGGCTCTACCTACGATCCCACTGCTGAAGCTAACCGCATTCGCAACTACGCTAGCGAACGTCAGTCACAGCTTGAAGGTGACGTGCGTGGTGCTGTTGGTGGCAAGCAGTTCTTTGACATCAACTCATTGCTGGGTAAGGCGAAAGCTCGCGTTGGTAGTGCTAGTGCACCGGGTAGTGACAGCGGTTCTAACGCACTGCTCGATACCTTCGCTAATGAAGCTACTCGTAACAACACGAACGTCAAGGCGAACGAAGGCATCTTCTAAGGTATACGTTGTATAGGAGGTGCAACAATGGACATGGGTCTAGGAGCAATCGGTAGTATTGCCGGTGGTGTCCTTGGTTACATGGGCGCGATGGAGCAAGCTGATGCTCAGCGTGATGCAACACGCGCCAATATGGACTTCAACTACGCCAACATGGCAATGCGTGAACGTGAACGCGCTGAAGCCATTCAGATGGCGAAGAAGCTACAAGCTGAGCAGAAGCTAGGATACACTGACGCACGTGGTATGCGTACTAAATTCATCCCCGGTCAGGGGTGGGTAAGTACGCCGTCAGATACGATGAAGCGTCTGTTTGAGTTGCAAGAGGCTGAGCAACTTAACGTACTTACTAAAGACTTGCCGATGGCTCGCGCGGTGCGTGAGCGTAACTACAAGCGTGGGCTAGGTGAAGAAGCTATAGCTGACACGTATAGAAGGAAGCTACAGAACCTAGAAGCTACGCCTGCACGCGGTGATGACGCATACGCACACGATCTCTACACTGCGCAGACGATGGGCTTGCAAGACGCAGAGCGTAGTGCAGGCAAGCGTGCGTTCCAGCAGATGTTTAGAACCGGTGCAGGTAGTAGCAACATCGCGGCTGCTGCTGGTGAGATGCAGGATAAGACTAACCGCGCGTATCAGAGTGCTGCACTACAGTCGAAGCTGATGGCTCGCGGCATGGGTATGAAGGAGAAGAATGAACAACGTATGCCACTTGCTAACTTGTACAACCTGTTCGCTACACGCGCAGGACAAGGTGCATCTGCTGAATACAAGCCAACCGATCCATTAGCTGGTGATCAGATGGGTAATGCTGCACGCAATGCGCTTGTAGCAGGACAAGATTTGACGAAGATGTCAGCTATGAAGGGCGGTGAGTTTGATTACGTGCAGCCTAACCTTGGATACGGCAACGCACTAGCAGGACTTGGTGCGAGTGTGAGTAGTGCGTTCAAGGGTATGGGTGCACAGAACTCATACAACAACCGTGGTGGTCAGCAGGCGCAAGTAACAGGCTTCGGTCCTACAGGTGGTAGCAGCAGCAACGGCATGTTTTCAATGAATGAGTACGGCTGGACAGGAGACTAACGTATGCCACGGACAATGCCTGTCGCTATACGCGATGAGACAGGTGCTTTCATACGGCAGATGGCGCAGGGGAATGAAGCGCTTGCGCAGCTTTATACTAAGCTACTAGCTCAGTATGAAGAACGCCGCATGAATGAAGCACACCAGAAAGAGATGATGGGTATGCGTGAGAACATCGCGCAGGATCGCATCGGTGCTGCTAATGATGAGTGGTATAGGCGACGTGAGTTTGATCACAGCTTGCGTAATCCTAATGGTGCGCCAACAGGGCCTAACTATCTAGGACCGGGTGCTAGTGGTGTACCTAACCCGATGGCACCTGCTGCACAACCAACTGCTGCACCTACATCAGCAGCACCTAGTGCACGTCCTAGTGTGTACACGATTGACAACAACCCTTTTAGTAAAGGCGCGGGTGCTAATACACCAGCTACACCCGCGCCACGTGCTGATGCTGGTGCACAGGATACAGAGTTCAGTGCACAATCACGTAAACCATTGCCTACTGTAGACCAGCCACCACGTTCACCTCGCAGAGAGACACCAGATAATACACAGCTACCAAATCAACCACGCGTTACACCACGTCAAGCAGCAACGCGTCCACAAGGTCAGTTTCTAGAGGTAGATGCTAAGTGGCTAGACCTCATGCACACGATGGAGGACAAGTACAACTTGCCTCGCGGTGTGATGATGACAACGTACGGCATTGAGAATGGTGGTGGTCGTCAGTTTGGTAGGAACTCTAAGAGTAGTGCTGAAGGCATCTATCAGTTCACTAAAGAACTGCGTGATGAACACAGGCTTAGTGACCGCGACATCTATGATCCTGCGAAGATGATCCCTGCTGCTGCAATGAACATGCGGCGCAACGCTGACATCTTAGAGCAGAAGTACGGCATCAAGCTACCAGCTACACCTGAGACTATACCGATGTTCCATGCGCTACACCAGTGGGGTAGTGGTAGAGGGCCACGTGTAGTGAAGGCGTACTTGCAGAACCCTGATGCGCGTATGATTGACCACAACATCATGGGTACGCAGAAGGATGCACAGGGCAATGTCATTCCTAACTACACCATATTAGCTAACCAAGGTCATAACCCTACTATAACTGTGAAAGAGGCGTTGCGTAATAAGGCTGTGCCTTGGTACAGCGCATATACGCAGCAATTCAGTGAACATGCGATGCAGCCACAAGGTAAGTATACACCTGTAGCAGCACCACAGATACAGCCCGGAGCGGGAGCGACACCCACTACCAGCGCTGGTGATCCTAACGCACCACGTCCTCCATCTAACATACCGCCGCAGCAACACGGCACGATGGGTACTAGCCCACGTCTAGTGCGCGCTGTACGCGGTGGTGCTGAGCTAGCGTTGCCACCGGGTTATACACTAGAGCAGACATCAGGTGCTAGACCGGGTGGACGTAGTGCTAGTCATCATCACAAAGGCAATGCTGGTGACTTCAGGATTGTCACGCCAACAGGTGAACGTATACCACACAGCGGTCCAGATTACACAGGCTTGTACACACGGCTAGCACGTGGTGTTAAGACGTGGGTACGTGAGAACGATCCAGAGGCTGAGAAGCATATCGGCTATGGTGGTGCATTTGAGACTAGCAAAGGTAGCGGTCGTGCTGATACTATGCACTATGACTGGGGCGGTAGTCGTGGGCGTCTGCATCCTGAAGTACAGTTCTCTAGACTACAACCACTAGCAGACCACGAACGCAATGCACCTACACAAACAGCCCAGAGGGCGCAGCCCGGACCAGCTTCACCTCCTACACAAACCGCACAAGCTACGCCTACATCATCTGAACGCGCTATCATGCCTGCTATCTCTCGCATTCCTACTAGCGATGAGGTAGCTGCTACTTATGATAATAAGATAGCGAGCGCTGGGTTTGATGGCAAGCGTGCAGTTACACCTAAAGTTGCTACTGCGCCTGTCGTACCTGAAGCTACACCACAAGGTATTAAGCCTAGCGCGAGCGGTGTTACTGCGCGTAGCGATCTAGACTACGGGCTAGATGAAGAAGGTCGCTTCCAACGTGGTATACGTGATAGCGATTGGTACAAGGAGTTCGTTACTAAGTACAACGAGCATCCTGATCTAGATGATCCTAACTATAATTACCGCGCAGCATGGAAGGCTGGTGCACAGAACAACCTTGTGCGTGATCCAACCGACAACAACATGTTGCATTGGCCGTCACAGTTCAAAGGACCAGATCATCCTAACAGGTTCGTAGACGGTGTTGACACTATTACAGGTCAACCAAGTCAAGGACGCATTACACCTCCTGATGTTGGCACGCTAGCAGCACGTAGTGATCTAGCTTACAACGCTACACCAGCTAGCACACCTGCTGATAATCAATTACCGGGTGATCAGTATGGGTCATACTTCGATATGCCCATGCCACCTATTCGTCCGCCTATTGAACAGGAGATTACACAAGCTGACCGCAGTCCTACATCTGCTGACAGTGTGCAGGATGCGATGGTTGATGCTATGCGTCAACGCACTGAGCCTAACTACACGAACGAGGCGTTCAACGTACAGAAGCCTCCTGCTGATATGCCTCCGCAGCTTGAAGCTGGAGCTATACCAAGGACACCGCTGCCTGATGAGTTCACATCTGTATCACCTGCACAAGCTACACCCGATCCTATGTTGGGTGGTGCTGCACCTCCTAACTACAAGACGCTCACACCTAATCTAGATGTGGCGAATGTAACACCACGCGTGCCACTGCCTCCGGGATTTAAGGTGCCACTGCCGCAACTTGATGGTAGCAGTGTGAGTGCTACTGCTAGTGCACCTACCAACACAATGCCTCGTGGTGGAACACAGCTACCACCTAATCTACCACGCCAGCTTGAGCCTGAAGTTGTATCAGGTAATGCGCCTACGATGCGCAGTGTGATTGATGCGATCTACAATGGACAACTGCCTAATATGTCCACTGAAGACCCACGCAACGCACGCCCACCAAGCGCACCTAGCGAACCTCGCAATGATAACTCATACAAAGAGTACATCAACTCCGGCGATAGCAAAGCTACGCTCAATCAAATCGGTGAGTGGTTGAAGGAGAAGTACAACTACGCTGGTGAGCACAACAAACCGCCTGTTGACAATCAGGAGGTGTTCCAGAGGGCTGTGCAAGAGTTTGTAAAGAACGCTGGTCCTAATGCAGCGAGCATGTTGACTAACTGGTTGTACAGAGATCGACAACAGCAGCCACCTAAGATGGACGGTCGTCCACCGGGTGCACCAGTAGCAGCGCCACCTCCTGCACCTATACGCACTATGCCTGATGGTCGTCCGTATATACCAGAAGCTGAACCACTCAACGTGCCACCACGTGCTGGTAGTGGACCTGCTAACACTACACTTAGCCAACCAGCTACAGGTGCAGATGCAGTACCTCTACCGGGTGCTGGCGCTGGTAAGCCTGCTGCTAAGGGTACACCTGTGCAGCGTATAGTTGGTCCTGATGGTGTGCCTGTGTTCGTTGTACCTAATGCAGCGATACAAGCACCTATAGTTGAAGAAGCCGCAGAGCCAGAATAATGTCTGATGGTTATACAGCGTATACGCGTGAGGACTTCATATCCAAGTTCGGTTATGATCCTGACAGCGTAGCTACAGACGCTAAGACTGCGAGCGCAGATGAACCGTGGGTTAGGAACCACTTGAAGTCTGCTGCTGTAGGTGTGATGACACTACCTACAGACCTAATCAACTTCGGACCTACTGTGTATCAAGGTGCAGGTGCACTCTATGATGCGTATGCCAATGACACCAAGTTCACAGATGAGTTTCAGAAGCGCATTCAAGTTGAAGGTGCTGATGATGCTAAGCTCAAACATCTGCAAGATATAGTTGCATCATGGAGGCGGCGTGATCCTTCGCTGACTAATGAACAAATACAGAAGGGTATCACTGACTATCAGAAGTCGAAAGCGTACGAAGACTTCTCTACTGAGCAGTTGAGCGGTCCACACTACCTCGCAGCTAAGTGGCGTGACACTAGCAGACGCCTGCTAGGTGATGAGCGCACTGAAGATGAGCGCAGTTGGACAGAGAGTGCTGCTGAAGCTATAGGTGGTGCATTCATAGGTGCACCTGTTGGACCTGTCCTTAGTGGTGCTAATGCGATTGCGCGTACAAGTGCCGCCGCTGCAAGTGTCATGGCTAATCCCGCAGTACGTGGTGCTGTGCGTGTAGGTGAAGCACTCACTCCGTTGACTATACCTTATAACGCTACGAACGTAGCTATCAACGCTGGTGCTGGTCTAGCTATAGACCAAGGTATGCGCTATGCACAGGGTAAGAGTACTGCATTCACACCTACACACGAAGACCCTGCTGGTATTCCTGCACTAGCTGGTGTAGTAGGTGCAACGGGTGCCGCTGCTGCATTCGTAGCTGCTGTGCGTGGTAGGACTAGGCAGGCAATACACCCTAGTCAGGTCGAGATCAACTTAAACAGTGATCCACACTTAAACTACAGCGTTAGCCCTGATGCACCAACAGGTCAAGCTATTATAAATGGTGGTCCTGCACAACAGCTAGGTCCGTCATCGGAGATTGATGCTGTATCTAATAGCGGTATGTGGGGACGTATACAAAACATACGCCGTACAGCGCGTGAGCGTTTCATTGATCAGAACGCACAGCCTCTTGGCATGATCCGCGATATACACGGTGGTCAAGTAGCACGTGAAGCTGAAGACTTGTACACACGTAATACAGGCGCAGTGTTGAATGATCGCGTAGCATCAGACAGCCTCACTATAGATGGCCCTGTGCTTGATGCTTGGTCAGCGATGGTGCCTGAGAAACAGCGCGCAGTTGCTGCTTCGCATTGGTTGACATCGTACGGGTCAGACATACTCACAACGATGGATGACTACCGTGCTAGGATCGCTGAGATACAGACACAGATAAACAATCCGTATACACATCAAGCATCTCTCAATGGTCTGCGTAGACAAGAGGCTGCGTTGCAGACTGACTTGCAGCGGTTGATAGCTGATGATCCTACAGCACGCCAACGTATACCTGCACGTCCGCAGAACTCTGTATTCGCTGCACGTAATGCATTCATAGTTGACCCA